CACCATTACACCACGACTGCACCACAAATAACAAAGATAACAAAGATAACAAAGAAAATATTAATAATAATATATCGCGTGCGCGCGAGAGACCGACTGTCGAAAAAATACAAGCCTACTGTGACGAAAGACTTAATGGCATAGACGCACAACAATTCTTTGACTACTACACAGCGCGAGGATGGAAGTACGGCACAGGAAAGCCGATGGTCGATTGGAAAGCAGCAGTGAGGACTTGGGAGCGAAATAGAAAGCCGAACAAACAAGATAAGCCTGTAAGCTTTATGGACTTGTAAGGGGGAGCAATGAACAGAACAGAGATAAAAGCATTACTGCAGATACTGAGCTCAGCATTTCCAACGCACTATAAAAAGCTAAGCATTGACGAAATGAAAGCGCAAGTAAGCCTTTACGAGATGATGTTTGCCGAAGACGATGGACAAATAGTGACAGTCGCCTTGAAAAACTATATTGCGAAAGAGAAGTACCCACCGACCATCGCAGGACTAAGAGCAGAAATAGACCTAATCACAAAAGGGGGAGACAGTGAAATAACCGAATTGTGGGGAGAACTTGGCAAAGCCGTAAGGCAAGGACTGTACTTTACGCAAGCAGAGTTTGACAAGCTTCCAAAGGCTTTGAGGGTGTGGCTAAAGGACTTAAGTCAGCTAAAAGAACTAGCCTTGCTCCCTCCTGAAACATTCCAAACAGTGACTAGAGGGCAGTTTTTTAAGACGATGTCAGCAGTGGTGGAAAGGGAGCAAGCGATAACGATGTTGCCTGAAGAGGTTAAAGACAAGTTAAAAGGCTTAATGATGTTAGAGGGGTAGCGATATAGATTCAGATATGGTTTTGAGGTCGTTTTTAGTCGTATAGAGCGACGATAATATGCTTGGCGATAGAATTATCGTTTAAAAATAAAAATCGCTTAAAACGAAAAATAAAGGCTCAAACAAGGGGGCGATAAAATTTGTCGAAATACAGAGCAAAGAAAACCGAGATTGACGGAATCAAGTTTGATTCCAAGAAAGAAGCAAAAAGATACATCGCTTTAAGGGAATTAGAGAAAAAGGGTAACATTGAAAAATTAATGCTTCAGCCTAGATTCTTACTGCAAGAGGGGTTTAGAAAGAATGGCAAGGCATATCGCAAGATTGAGTATGTAGCCGACTTTATGTATGAGCAAGACGGAAAGCTAATCATAGAGGATGTCAAGGGGATAAAAACAGATGTTTACAAGCTAAAGCAAAAGTTATTTGAAAAAAAGTATCAAGACCTAACGATAAAGGAGATTTAAAGATGAATAACGTAACACTAATCGGCAGAACCACAAGGGAAGTAGAACTCAGATATACAACATCACAGACGGCAGTTGCTAGGTTTTCTCTAGCCGTTGAAAGACCTGTGAAAGATGGCGAGAAGAAAGCTGATTTTCCGAACATCATCGTTTTTGGAAAGCAGGCAGAAAACTGCGAGAAATACCTTGCTAAGGGTCGAAAAGTAGCAGTACAAGGCAGATTACAGACTGGAAGCTATGAGGATAAAGACGGCAAGCGAGTATACACCACAGATGTTATCGCTGAAAGAGTAGAGTTCCTAGAGTGGGGGGATAGTCGCACAGAGGAATCGCATAGCGAACATCAGGAAACTGTAGACGATTTCAAGGCATTAGACGAAGCCGTGCCGTTCTA